ATTCTTCAGATACTTCACCTCCGGATTCGAGGTTTTTCATCATGTTATACATGACTTCTGCTCCCTTGTCTATATCTCCTTCACCTGCATTTCTAACAGCATCAGCTGTAAATACAAACTCATTCTTAGACAGTCTAGCAGGCACATCGTCTGCTCTTTCCATTCGACCGATAGGTACAAACCCACCGTCTTCTCTGTAATCTTTTTCCATGCCATCCATATCCAATAATGGCATAGTCTTTTTAGCTACTGGTTCTGCATCTCCACCTTCAGCCATAAATCTTCTAGCTAATATTCTATTAGGATTGTTTCTAATCGCATCAATATCTATACCTTGAGTTCTATAATACTCATCTAAGTCCATTTTATCATCCTCTTCTTTACCAACACCTAATGCATCTAGAGCCATTGGAATACCAAAACCTAGACCTAATTTACCACCTAGAGTCATTGCACCTTTTGAGTTTATCATACCAACCTTACTTGCTATACTTCCTAATTTACTAAATGCTGTATCACCAGCAACTTTTCTTAAAAATGGATTAAAACTTCCTTTGCCAAAGAAAGAACTTAAACCTCCACCACCTGCACCCATAAGTGCATTACCACCAAAATATAATAATGCTGCTTTACCTATTGGTGACTTAGCAACTTTCTTAACTGCACGTGTAGCTTTCTTAACTAGCTTACCTAAAAAATACATTTGTCTTCCTGATTCAAGGTCCATGATTCCTCCTTCAGGAGTATCTTCCATCATACCACCATCCATTTTTCCTGCACGTCCACCATCTGCAAGACCTGTGAAATCAAATATAGAGCCCGCGAATCTTGGAGCAAGGCCACCTAGATTTCTTGGTACTGTTGGGTCTTCTTCTGTAGTATCATCTTCTGGTATAACTGGTGGTATATAATTATTATCTCCGCCACCATCATTTGGTTTTGGTGTAAATTCTCCAGTAATACGATTATAAACTAAATCATTTTCTCTAGCATATCTATTAGGTTCATATGTTTTCATCATATCATCAAAAGTTGTTTTTGTAGGATCAAAATTTTCTAAAGCCGTTTGTTCTTTCATAATTCTATCAATCTCCTCTTGAGTAACAGGTCCAGCCATTTTAGGTCCTATAAAATTTGCAAGAGCAGTTACACCTTTTCCCACTGCAGTTGGAATTGCATTGGGATCTATTTCATTAAAAAATTGTGGAGGAGGTCTTTCATTAGATAAAACAGCATCTATAAATTCTTGACTATATTTTCCTGTACCATCTGGGCCAAAAGCTTCTATACCTAAAGCATTATCTACATTTGCTCCTTCTAGAAGTTTTAAATTATTTTCCATTAATCTTTTTCTATAGTTTATTCTTTTTTGAATATTGTGTCTTTTTATTGCACTTAAACGACTTTGACTTGGAGACAGATCTCCTTTGTCATAAAACTGTTTGTCATATTTAAATTTTTCTTTTCCTGTAGGATCTACTGTTCCTGTAACAGGACTAACATAATCAGAAGATGGAACATTTAAACTTTTAGGTGTATCATTACTATTAAAACTTGCACCACCTGCACCGACAGTTGGACCTGGACCTTTTCTACCAGCACTAACACCAGGAGTCGTAACTGTACCAAAATCTGCCATAGAAGCATCAGCTCCACCTTTTAAACCTACACGTTTACCATTTTTGTAAAGTTGTCTAGCTTGTTGTGCGTTTGTTATTGCCATTACTCTGACGCTGCTCCTAATGGTGGCATTGCTGCTACTTTAATTTTTAATGATCTTGTAATCTCTTCTCTGATTGTAGGAGTGTTTGAATCTGCTATATCATTTTCAGCTTCTTGATCAGAGTTATACTCTTGATTAGTTCTAGTGTTTCTTAATACTACTTCAGTTTCACATTTAACAACTGGTACTTTTTTACCATTTATCATTGTGTAATTTACTTCTGCTTCTTCTTTAAATGCCATAATTTAATCCCTGTTTATTTCTAATATTGCACAAGTGCCTTCAAATATATTAGCACTTGCTGCTTGTAGTTGTAGTTTATCATTCTCTTCTAACACAATTGAGCCATCAGAGATAGACTTAGAATCTCCTGAGTTTACAGTATGTTCAGCAAATTGAAAAGCAGTTGTTGCTGAATTATCGTATAAAAAAGCTTTTATTTCAGTGTTTCCACCACCAACATTAGCTGTGTGTATGTTCTGTATTATAGCTCTAGAGTTAGAAGGCACAGTATAGACATCTGTTACATTAGTTGTAGTTAGATCAAAGTTAGCGTTTTTATATATATTTGCCATATTAATTTCCTGATTTAAACCAAGTAAATCTTTCTGTTTCTTGTTTTAAATCATTTAAAAATGTAGAGTTTAATTGTTCAACTATTATAGTAATAGCTCTGTTAATTTGTTTTTGATTTGAGAAATCGTATTCTTCTTTTGGTTCTGGTAATCTTACTACTACTTTAGCCATTATCTACGTCCATCTGGTTGTACATCTATTCTTAAAGTTCCAAAACGCCAAGACTCACTAACATCAGTGTTTTCTATCTTAATGTTAACAAATCTTCCTCTGGCCCTAGTATCCTTTTTATCAGTGCTAGAGTTAATTGTAAAGGGACTTAAAGACGTAACGGTATCTGATTGTTGAGGATAACGTTTAACAGCAAGAGTTACTTTTGCATTACCTTGTAAATCTTTAAAGTCTGGTACAAATCTTCTCATAGCTAAAAATACTTCACCTGAGATAGTTGGACCACTTGATTTACCTTGTGCATCTTTTTGTTTAGCTTGTAGATCAAAGTCAAATGATTTTATAAATGAAGTAACTGTTGTTGTGCTACCATCAGGATTAACTTGATCGGTTCCTACTTCATGTTCAAATAAAGTTGTTTGACCTAACCCATCTTCTCCAACAATAACAGGAAAAGTACCAACAGCTGAATCATTAAATTTAGTAGCTGATGGTTTAGGATATACACTAGCATCAATCCAAGAAGTTCTAGCTTCCGTTCCTATATACCAAACACCACCTTTCATAGGTTCTCCATAATTAAATACAACATATTGATCATTATAATCAGAACTAGTTGATGGATAATACCAAACAACTTCAGTATATAAATTATTTATACCTGCATAAATTTGTTGTCCTTTAGTTGTATCTGCTTGATCATAAACATAATCTTCAACAGAACAAGGTAGAGATTTAACTGTACCGTCAAACATAAAGAAACCATTTGGACTCATCCAAAAAGCAGCACCATCTATTTCAATAGCTGCATTTTTACCTATCAATCCACAGTTAGTACCTACTTGTTCAAAACCAAATGTAAAAGGTGAACCAATAAATTTCATAGTATACAATGCATTATCTGTCCAAACCAAAATTGTTTCTTTAGCTTTTAGTGAACCCATGATCCGTGTTCCGTCTTGCAGTCTTTGTGTACCTGCTGAATTGATTGCTGTTGGTGTATAATCATTTATATCTTCTTGATCCGAGAATCTTATAAACATGTCATCTTGAGTTGATGTATCTCCAATAGTTGTTTCTGTTCCAAGATGAATTAAGTGACGTGTTGTAGGTGAAACTAATGTAACTCTTGTTGCTGTTGGATTAGCTGATGTAGAAAAACCAGATGTAGTTGTTGACGCTCTTGTTGTTAATCTTGCAGCAATACCTGCATCCCAAGTAAACGTTTTTCCATTTGCAATTGTTGCAACTAATACCTGACCAAAATTACTTAATGACCATAATCCCGGTTCAAGAGAAACATCAGATGCTGAAGCAGCTTCTCCCCAATTACCACTACCCCATGAATCAATACCCCAACCATAACCATAAGATTGTTCTGCAGGACCAACTTGTTCATAAGGTTTAACTTCTAAACTACCGCCTGTTGAAACTGTTGCTGTTGCATTAGAACTTTGTGTAATTGTAAACACACTTGAACTTGTAATACTTGTTACTTGAAATAATTTATCTTCAAAATCTGAATTAGAATAACCAGTACCTACTGGTAAAGTTACATTATCTAATAATATAATATCACCTGCACTTAAACTGTGACTTGCTTTTGTTATAGAACAAATAGCAGAGTTATTAACTGTTGCAATGGTGCAAGAAGATAACGTAGTTTTTAAAGGTGTAATATCATAGAGTTGACCTTCAAAATAAATAATTAAAAATTTATCTGTGCCAATTGCAATGTATCTATTTCCATCTAAGTCTACAAATGCAAACTGACGTCTTGCAACACCTGCTATTGTATCTGTAACTAATGATGACCAACCACCCACTTTCTCCGGTAGTCCATATCTAAATCTTGTGTTATCACAATCAACCCATCTGTTTTCTGCACCAGATGTGGTGTCTTGTTTATCTATTCCTGGTAGGACTTTAAAATCAATTAGAGCCATGGTCCGTGCTCCTATATGTTATCTTTATAAATCCAGCCTCTAGTTGCATTAACATACACTAAAGTAAATGCAGCCCCATTAGCCGAAACTACTAAATCTGAAGCACTGCCTAAAATATTAGAACTGTTTCTACCGATTGTTAAATTGTTAGATGCAAAGTTATTACCTGAATCTATAAAATGTACTTCATTACCTATTGCAGGAGATGCGGGTAAGTTTATTGTAATTGCAGTACCAATACCACTTCCAGAAGTATTGATTAATACTTGATCACCATTAACTGTAGTGTAAGTAGCAGAAGGTGTGTAGTATCCTTTTGTCTGTAATTTTCCTGTAATATTTGTTCCATCAGAATATAAAACTGTTGTTGATCCAACAGGTAATGCAAGACCTGTTCCTGAAACTGTTTTAACTGTAAGTGTATAATTAGAAGCTGATCTTGCTGTTGCATCTTCTACTATAAAAACCCTTTCAGCACCGTCAGGCATTGTAACTGTTCTATTAGCAGTTAGTGTTCCTGTTAGTTTGTAGTATAAATTTTTACCATTTGCTGTTGCATGAGTTGCTAAAGATAAAGCAACATCTCCTGAACCCACTGCAAGTGATAAATAACCACTAGCTGCTTGTTCTAAAATTTGTAAGTTTGTATTAGTAATTGTACCCCAGGTTCCTGATTTTTCTCCTGTAGTTATTAATTCTAATTTTAAATCTGTTGATGTACTTGATGCCATATTTCTCCTACGGATTATCTGGGTCTATTGGGACCCAAACTTGATTTACTCCTGGTGGTATTGGGTTCCATGATATCACACTTACAGGGTTAGTTGCAAGGTTTATTTGATTACCAGATAAAACTACTGTTTGACCTATTTTAATAACTACATTACCTGTAGATAGATTTACTCTTTGTCCTGTAGGTAAAACTACTGATTTACCTTCAATAACTACGTTACCTACTGAAAAGTTTAATCTTTGTCCACTGACAGTTACAAATATACTAACTCCACCTGGATCGGCAAATGGTGCTCCGGCAAATGTGCTTCCTCCAAAATACATTACGGTGTTTGTATCCTTGTCCAAGTTTGTGAAACGCCTGGTACTACACCATCCCACTGTTTAATATTAATAGAAGTTGGTACTGCTATTTCTAATCCTACACCAGTTGTAATTACATTTGCTTTAGCTTGAATAGTAACTGTACCTGTAGATAAATTTTGTCTATTTCCTGTAACAATAGCTGTTGCGTTTGCTTTAGTTGTAGCATTTCCAATTGCTATTTCTACTGCACTTCCTGTAATAGATACATTTGCTTTTGCAACAACTGATACATCACCTGTATCTAAATCAACTCTTGACCCTGTAGGTAATACAGTTGCAGCTGCAGTTGTTGAAACAGTTCCTGTAGATAATTCTACTCCTGATCCTGTAACACTGTATCTAAATGTAAATGTAACTGTACCGGTATCTAATTCTAAAACACTTCCTGATGGTATAACTGTTGCTTTACCAATTGTTGTTACATCTCCTGTATCTAAATTAACTCTATTACCTGTAACACCAACAACGTCTATACCTTTTGCTGTACCGGTATCTATTTCAAAAGGACTACCAGTTGTAGCTATGTTTGCACCTGCTGCAATAGTAACACTTCCTGTTGCTATTTCTGTTGCAATACCCGATACACCAATAACATCGGCTACCTGAACATTACCAATTCCAATATTAAATCTACTACCATTTGGTAATATAAGAGCTTTACCAACTATACCAACAGTACCTGTTGATTCGTTAATTCTACTACCTGTTACAATCGCTAATGCATTAGGATTAAATCCTGGGTCTGCAAAAGGTGCTGATGCAAATGAAGTTCCGCCAAAAAACATAAATATAAATCCTTAAAAGGAGACAGGGGGTATGTGGTGGTGCCCTGCCTCCATCTAAGGATTATATCATCGTTTAAACCAAGAAGGAAGACCTAAATGAGGACGCTTGTCAAACATATTATCTCTAGCGCCTGGTGTTTTACGATTATTATAATGAAGAAATACTTGTACGCATTCCTTACCTTTAAATTTATTTCTCCAATGTTCTAGCTCACAACCAGAATAAACCAACATATCTCCTGGCTTTAGATCTACTTTAATTCCTTTTTTACCTACTTCTCCAGAAGGCTCTAAATATATTGGCCAGTCATCACCAGCAAGATTCATAGTAGTAGATATCTCACAGCTAAATCTATCTTTGTGTCTTTTTAATTCATCGCCTTTTTTATAAATTCTTGCATAAGTATATGCAGGATATAATTTAAGACCTGTTACTTTTTCCATTTCTGGCTGGCATTTAAGCATTAAAGTTTCCATAGCTATATTAGAATACTGACTATATGTTTCTGGTATCTGTTCATCCCTACCTTCATAATGACCTATGATGTTTTCAAAAGGTGAAATGTATCTAGCGTTTCTACAAGTATCATAAACTTGTTTTTGCATCATAAAATAGTTTGCAACAAAGGCTGCTAGGTCTTTTGATATAGCTTGACGGATAATTGTATACTTTTTCTTCTTAAACATCTTTAGCCATTTCTTTCGGCACAGCAGTTATATTCCAATGTATAAATCTAAAAGGCTCTTTACCAAAATCTACTGCAAACTCATGTTCCAAGAACCCTGGAAATATAATTAATGTACCTGGTGTAGGTTTAAAGTGTATCAATTCACTACCACCCCATACACCTTTTTGATCTGGTTTCATTTTTAATTTTGTAGCACGAGCACCTGTTCTTGGCTCATGAAATACAGGATAAGAAGTTTTATCACTGCACTTTAAAAAATAAAAACCTGATACGTGTTGATTCCAATGTACATGTGCTGAATGATGACCACCACCTTTTTTAGCAAACTCTTGTACCCACATCTCACTAAACATAGTTGTGTACTGTTGCATATCAAAACCTTGATGATCTAAATATTCCCAAGATTTTTGACCAATGTAATTTCTAAAATCTAAAAAGTCATTGTCAGCTGTAAGCGGTGTTGAGTGATAGGATCTTCCAAAATCACCATGCTCTTTAATAAAAGCTTTTTCTCTTGTTCTTGCATCTTTGATATATTTATTAGATGCTTTGTTTAATGATTTTACAAACTCTGGTTTTTGTTCTGACCAGATAGTCGTGTTAAAATAGTTATTTATATACATTATCTAAATGGCCTCCCTAAATGCCATACCACAAGACTATATCTTGTACCTGCTGTTACTGGTTTAACTCTATGCCACACAAACGAAGGAAATACAATAATAGAACCTTTAGGTAATATCTCTTTTGCTCTTCTCAAATGTTGACTTTCATCTCTCATATGTGGATCGTAGTTTCTAAAATCAAATTCTAATTCACCACCTGTGTATTCTGAACCATCTGTTAATTGACAAGTCATAGATAGCTTTCGAATCTTACCATTGTCAGGATCATCTTTGTTTTTTCTTTCATAAGGTTTGTCCCAACCATCACAATGCCAATCATAATATTGGTTGTGTTTATATTTTGTAAACTGACAAGATTCTGATCTGTCCCATTCAAAGTTCCAACCAGCTTGTCTATTAGCTTCGTGAACGTATGGGTGTAATTCTTTGTATATCCAAGTATCATTTAACCATACTAAATCAGAGTTTCTTTTTCTTTTTAAATCTTTTACTTCTTGTTTGTTTAATTTTTTGTCTCCATACCCACCTGTTCTAGCCATTACTTCTTCTTGTGAATTTGCATAAGCTATTACATCATCACAAAACTTTGGTGTAAGTACACCGCTAAAATACCAATAGTAATTAGATATATTCATCTGTATTAATACCTTTTAAATTATCTATTTTTTTAAAAATACTAGGGTTTATTAAATTAAAATTAAAATTAAAAGATATAATTATTTTTTCAGAATTATCTTTTTGTTTTGTAGCTCTATGTATTACATAACTTGGAAAGATAACAATATCTCCTTCTTTAGCGTTTATTACAATTTTTTTATTTTGAGAGAACGGATCAATTAATTCAGTCTTTGCAGCTTTGTTTGAAAATTTTACATAATAAACTCCAGTGTAGTTTTCGCTGTGAGTATGCCATCCGTGTTCTCCATTTTTATTGTATTGTTGAAACCATATGTTTGTTGTAATAGCTGTTTGATAACCTAATTTAATTGCACAATTATTAAAGTGTTTTTGTAAAAAAGGTTGAACGAATTTAACCCATTCTCTAGAATAATCTTTTGAACTATTCCAATCAAGTCTATGAATTAAATCTCCATAATATTTATTTTTAGATTCTAAATAATCTGCTTTAGTGTTTTTAATTAAAGAAATTAATGTATGTTTAATTTTTGTGTGATCTTTTAATTGTTTTATTATACAAGGAGTTTCTAATTTAAATGTATTCATAAGTTATTGTTTGTACAAAGTTTAATGAATCTTTTTGATTGTTGGTTAGGTAATACATATTAGTTGATGGAAACATAATAAACATATTATTTTTAAGTTCTATATCCCAACTTCTTCCTTTACGTCTGTTATCTTCAAAGTGTATTCGAACATTACAATCTTTGACTTTTACACCATATAATAATGTAAAGTCTGGAGAGTTACGTAGATCCACTGGATCAATATTTAATAAAGGAATAGTTGTTTCCGCAGGTTTATAGATATTTCCCCACGTTGATTTGTTTACTAGATTAATTCCATATTCAAGACCGATGTGATCTCGCATATATGTATTTAACATATCCCAAGTTCTTGAGAATGGAAAATCTTTGTTTGAATAAGTTGATTGTAAAATATCGCCAGTTAATTTATTTCGGTCGATGTCCCAATACTTAGGCATCTCTACATCACCAAAATATAATGCTTGCTCTGTTAATACTTTCTTCTGCATACCACCACCATTTTTAATTTATGCTTTTGAGTCTGTCAAGTCCCAAGTTGTATTAGTTTCATTCCAGACGTAACTCCAAGAATGAGTATCAGCTGTATTTTGTGAAGTCTGTTCTTCTGTTAATGCTGGAGCATCACCGATTGGTGATTTCCAAGAAGCTGATTCAATATGTTTTACCCAAGATGCATAAGGTTTTTTAGGCCAGAAAATTTGATCATCTTCGTCCCAAGTATAACCTATACCTGCGTAATTACCTCTAAAAGGTGTACCACCATCTTTGTGTGTACCACCTGATGTATTGTAAGATGTTTGAATCCACATTTGTGCAGGCCAATTATTGTGAGTTTCTAAATACTGTTGTCCTACTGTTTCATCTTCAACGCCATCAGCGTTATGCATATCAGAATTATTCAAAGTTAATACTTGAATAACTTTACTGTTTGATCCTAGTTTTGCAAAATGTGCCATAATGTTTCTCCTTATATTATATTTTTTATTTTAAATCAACTATTGAAATTTGTACCTTATTATTACTACACCAGATCCGCCAGCTCCTGAAGTTGATGGATGCACATCTGCTGTTGCACCGCCTCCACCGCCAGTATTAACTGTTCCATTAGTTCCATTACCTGCAGGATCACCATTTGGTTTAGGGGCATTATTAGCTCCTGGTCCACCACCACCTGATCCTCCTTGACCTTGTCTGCCGTTTGGTCTAGCACCACTTCCTCCACCTCCGGCTCTTGTTACTGGAGATCCGTTAATTTCACTTGTTGCACCGCCTCCACCATCACCTGCAGGAGTGCCTTGTCCATCGCCTCCATTTACACCAGCATTTAATGCTCCACCACCGCCACCACCTTGTCCTGCTGGTTCAGGTTGACACGCGTTTCCACCAGCAAAACCTTGTGCTGGACTGACGGGGGGTGTGTTACCTGCTCCACCTGCATTTGCTGCAGGTGCACATTCTCTTCCTGTCATAGTGTGTACTCCACCACCACCTGATGCTCCAGCTGCCCCACCAC